AGAACTTACGCAACCCATTTGCATTGATACGTTGAAAGGTTTTACCAGTTTGTGATAGTACGGCAGTGATTTTAGCAGTCTCTTTGGCAGTGAATGTTGCCCTACCAGATGTGTCCTTATAGGTTGCATCATCCATCCATACACTAGAAGGTTTCTTCAACCCCTTAATGTCTGCACCAAATGATGCTTTCATTCCTTGTAGAGTAGACCCTGTGTATGTGGTGTGCCAGACAATACCAACCTTTGCACGATTGATAGTCTTACCTAGTACAGAATCAACAGGTACAGCATAAACAATAGTGTTAGGCTGAAAAGTATAATATTTAACGCCATCGATAGTCTCTGTTTCCACATCGTTAGTGAACATGAGGTCACCTTGGAGTACCCCCTTGATGCCCAATTTAGAAAACTCTTTAAGTGCAACTTTAAACTTTTCATTTAATGCTCCAGATAAATCATCATCAATTTCTTTTGTGGTCTTGTATAATTTAGGTGAGACGTTGAATACAGACTTCTTTGCAACAAAAAAGTCACCTGTCTCTGGTTCAACACCAGCGAAGATTGCTGGCGCACCGTCCCACTTAACCGTCATGTTAACACTAGAACGTGCAGAACCCGCTAACATATCACGCAATGATTGTAGGAAGTTAATTGCAGCTCTACCACCATCAACACCATAGTTGAGTATTTCATCCTCTATGTGTTCTAGGTGAAGATTCTTGCCGCCCTTATCTTCTAAAAGAACAAAAGGTGAACGATTACTAAACTGTTCAAAAGACAACTTAGGACCAGAGGTCTTGAAATCTTTCTTACGCATAACAGTTTTTGCCACCAACTCCAACTCATTTCCCTTGAGATTAAGGACAAATGGCATATTGATATTCGTCCTCATGTCATTGATAACAGCTTCAGCATCAGGACCAAGCTGTGCTATCTTCTTACCATACTTGGAATAAGACTGCTTGAATAGACGAGTCAGTTCAGAAGGTGTAATATCTTTCTTATTACGAGCATCATTCACCCTGTCCATAAAGTGTCGAGTGAATTCTACATCGATACCAACCTTTGCAAACAGACGGTCAGCAAACTTCTCAACCTGATTTAAATCTGACTGTGTTATCATTATGATATACCTGTGGATTTCATTGTAACATTTTCTCCATATCCATTAAATAAAAATAGGGGATGAAACCCTCATCCCCTATATTTATACATAGTCTATGTTAGAATGCCGCTGGCCTAAGGCGAGTTTTCCGTGTACAATACTTCAAACAATTCAGTAATAACTTTTTTTTGTTCTTCTAGTGTATTGTTAGGCATAACAGTTATATGTTCTCGCAAGAAGAAATTAGTCAACATATTGTTCATTTGTGTGTGTCGTCCAGCAATCCAAGTTTTGTTTTGTAGATTTCCTCGAGCATCCTGTCGTCTTTGTGCTTCTTCTGGTGTTATGGTGAGCATAAAAACTTTGGTATCATAGTTCTCAGTTAACCATTCTACCTTACTAGTGAGGCGATCACCCTCAAAAATTATCTTGTCGTAATTTTTACTTTGTTCCTCAATGAAACTTTCAAACGATCCCTTGGCAAGAACACTGTAACTCCACGAATCTGTACCCGAAAATGTCCCCTCATCATATTGACCAAGCAAGAGAACACGATTACCAGTGAATAGGTAATCGTTGTATTCAGTGCATTTGAACAGAGGTTTAGGTTCAATCAGGTTTGGTGGGGTTTCTACATACTCCTCGCCGAAAAGAGCTCTAATAATAGAACTCTTTCCGACAGCAGGAGCACCGATTATAGGAATTAGAGCAGCCATATCATAGAACTATATCTGTTTCTTTCTTCTGACTATTCACCATAGTTTCATCTTGTGGAATAAAGCCACCCCACTTGAAAATTTCTTCGATATTCCAAGGCACGTCAGCCATGGTGTTTACATCATCACCGTCCTTATATTTTAACTCATCAAAATTGATTGTAGGGTAAATCTTCCTTTTTGCTTCTTCAATGAACTCATCAAAGTGTTCTTTACAAGAAGTCCTATCAGCTCCAAGAGTCACAGAAGACGGATTTTCGATATAACCATAACACATGACAGGTGTGGAATATTTTGCATACAGTCTGATTCCATCCCAAAAGATTCGGTGTAGACTATTCTTTTCTTCAAAGGCATAACCTAGTTCAGCACCATCACCAGTGGTAATTAATGATGCACCAGCATAACCCCGGCCAAGACTCTTTAGTATTGCATTTGCACCAGTGCCATCTAGAGGACGAATATGCGATTCTTTTCCACGCTTTCTTCGTACCTTATAAAGAAGACAAGACTTCCTCAAGGGTCCAGGCACCACTATCGTATCACCATTTTCATCTTCTGCAAAAGAGGATGCTTCATAATCCTCTATCTCTGAAGGAGTTTTTAGTGCGATACCATCAGAAGTGCAAGTTATCTTCTTTAGGAAAGCAACAATTTCTGCATCAGTGGTAAGACCTTGTTTATCTATGGCTTCCACTGCTCCTTTCACAAAATCAATATCTCTATTTTGTTTAGAAGGCGTATTGTCATTATTAACAACATATTTGAACAGAATTTGATCTTCAAGCACTTCTGCATCTTCGTACACATCTACGATGATATATTTCCAACCCAACTCTTTTGCCGCTGCAAGTCGGTTAAAACCACTTCTCAAAAGATAGAGATTTTTCTTACCCTTAACTTCTTGTACAAACAGACGTTGTTCACTATGCAACCAGCCACGATATCTTAATGATGTTTTTAACTCTGTTACGTTATCAACGACACTGATTTGTTCTCTTGACTGTAGAGATTCGCCAGTTTCGGGGTCTTCAGTAAGAATATTATCAATTGGAACAACAAGAGTTTTCTTGATAGCACAACCAATATAAAATGCTTTTTGTGGACATAACTTTTTAGATAGTGCTACATCAAACTCTTTCTTGAGTCCAGCAAATGTTATATCTTTTCGATTTGTGTGGGATCGGAGTTGTATTACTTCTCCATTATCTGATACATGGGCTTTCGCCATTGGGCTTGACATTTTTATTTCTCCTTTATAAACGTCATAAAGTTAATCACAGATAAAGAATACGATTCTTTATCTTTTACTATAATATACTATATATAACTTTTTAGCAAGGTACTTTTTAGGAATATACCCAACAAGCAGTTTTATTTTTTGTGTTCAGCTTACCAGCACTATCTCTGTCATAGTGAGCATCATTACCAGTGTTATATCCATAACCAGCAGCAGCAAGTTTGTTTAGTTCCCAACCTATGCGAGATATTGCAGAAAGAAGGTCTGCCTTCTTTTCCTCTGAATAGCTTGAACGCATAACAATTTTTGCGTATTCTTTTGCAATTTCTCCACGTTTTGCAATACCAAGCGTTTTCCATGCAGTGTGCGTGATATCTTTAATAAGTTCTGTTTTCGTGACCATAATCTAATAACTCTTCGTTGTTGTCTCAGTATATTATAATAATATACGGCTTATTAGGATATGTCAAGGCGCTCAAAGGGACAGTAAGGTAGGGTCACGAAAAAAATCCCTCAAGATTTCCAACTTCTTTTTTCGCAAATCTACCGATAAGTCTCTCTGATTTACCCATGTTACCTATTGTTGCGGCGCTCAAATCTGTGTAACATACGGTTGTGAAACGCTGTCCTGACCCACTAATAGGTGTAACGCAGTGCAAGCTCTTAGAATCTGCAATGCATACGCTGTTATCTGGAAGGTCGATACCTACACCCCACCGTGGGAATGAAAGATACGCTCCCGTGTATTCGCCTTGTCTATGACAACTCATAGTTGTATATTCTACGTCCTTCCCATCAGAATGGACACCCATTGCCTTACTCTGCATTGCACTGTACCGATTTGCACTAATCGTGGTCACCATACCATGACGGTGTTCTGGTGCGATATACTCTTCTGCAAATCGTCTTTGTCGATTGTAAATCTCTGGAGCAACACGATTGAATGCAATCTCTACATCCCTGCACAGAGGCTCTAGTTTTTCCCATGTCTTGGGGTTTGATACATTAATCTTACCAGTGAACCGCCCTCGTTTCGCACCAATCATAACTGAACTGATTTCATTGGCGTATGCAATCATACCCCAACCACCTGACTTAGTGCGAACATGGTATGAATTGGGTGTGCGTAATTTATAATGCTCTCCTTCAATCAAACCTTTCTTTTTCATTTCCTCTGGATCGATAGGTCCAGCGCAGTTCGCTCTCATGGTAGATACATCTTCAATAGAGTACAACACATCTCTCATAGAGTCGTCTGCAAAACAGTTTGTTGCAACATACGCAATTGGAATACCTTCCTCACCCAAAGTAGAATCTGGACGATAGATGGCAGTGTCTTCTGTGATGGTGATTATCTGATCTAGGTCTTTCTCATCATAGAACTTACCGTTCCACTTTTCGAAAGTCTCTTTCTCACCATAATCAGTCTTTGCTGTTATGTACTTCATTGTACGGTTTTAATACCCTTTCCAAAATTGCTTCAGCGACATACTTCATCATCAGAGGAGCAACCATCAAACCAATACGCGCCAAGCGTTCGTTGAGAGTCCCTGTCAAAATGTAATCTTCTGGTAGCGTCATGATACGTTTCGACTCTTTGGTGGTATACACTCTGTCCTCAGCTGCGTGTAAGTGAACTGCCAGACTTGTCTGCAATCCCTGCTCAGAAAGTGTATGACTTGCCTGATGCCACGGAACGCGGCGGCTCTGGTAGAACGAACTCTTTGCTTCTGGAACACTCTTACCCCATTTCTTTCTGTGAGCAATCACTTTTTGATACCAAGGTTTAACCACATCATCACCCACGGATACAACCTTATCAGGATTCTTAGGCAGACGTTTCAGCCACTTATATTTAGCACTCTTCTTCATCGACTCACATAGTTCATGTGCCTCAACACGGTTCTCATTATCTAGACGTAGATCACCGATTGCATCCTCTACTGTAGGTTCCTCATCCATTGCACCATCTGGAAAGAGTGAGGATATGAGCATCCAAGGCATGTCAATATCATCCATCACATCATTACGAACTGATATGATAAACACACGTTGTCTCTTTTGTGGAACACCAAAGTGTATACCGTTAAGAACCTTGTATGTTGTAGTGTAACCTAGAGCCTCAAAGTCTGTACACATCTTATCCAGATGTGATTTTGCATAGTCCATTGTCAGACCCTTGACATTTTCACATATGATGACTTTAGGTTTCATCTCT